TTAACTAATAATCTTAGTGCAAAAACTCAGGCAATTAAGTTAGTTATGGATATTGAAAAATCTAGAATTGAAATGTTACAAAAAGCAGGGCTTTTAGAAAACAAAGAACTTGCAGAAGAAATGGTTGAAATTGAAAGGCGACAAGAGGTTCTTGTTGAAATCTTAAGAGACATTGCGTCAACTCACCCAGAGGTTCGTGATTTAATTATGAAGCGTCTTTCTCAAATTGCTAAAGAGGGAGAGGTAATTACCATTGTCCAAGATGTTTAATGACTTCTTAGAAGTTTTAAAAGAAAATCAATTTGACGAAATTCCAGTAGACGCAAAGACATTTGTTGAGTCTGCTGATTATCTTGGACAGCCACAACTATCCTTAATTCAATATGAAATTGTAGAAGCAATGAGTCAAATTTATCGTAAAGAAGAATTACAAGAAATATTTGGATCTGTTCTTGGTGCTCAATATTTTGACAAATATACTAAAAATGAAATTATTTTGCAACTTGGCAAGGGATCTGGAAAAGACTTTGTATCAACTGTAGCCTGTGCATATACAGTATATAAACTACTATGTCTTAAAGATCCTGCTGTTTATTATGGCAAGCCTGCAGGAGATGCTATTGATATTATTAACGTTGCTATTAACGCTCAACAGGCCAAGAACGTTTTCTTTAAAGGTTTTAAATCAAAGATTGAAAGATCCCCGTGGTTTGCTGGAAAGTATAACGCAAAAGCAGACTCAATTGATTTTGATAAATCTGTAACTGTTTATTCAGGACACTCAGAGCGTGAGTCACACGAAGGTTTGAACTTGTTTATGGCAGTGCTTGATGAAATTTCTGGTTTTGCATCAGAGGTTGGAACTGGAAACGAACAAGGTAAGACTGCAGAGAACATCTATAAAGCCTTCCGTGGTACTGTAGATTCTCGTTTCCCTGACCTTGGTAAGGTTGTTTTGCTTTCATTCCCACGCTACCAAGGCGACTTTATTTCACAGAAATATGAATCAGTAATTGCTGAGAAAGAAACTGTAGAACGCAAGCATACTTTTATTATGAATCCAGATCTGCCACACGAAGACCCAGGCAACAGGTTTGAAATTTCGTGGGATGAAGATACTATCATCTCGTACAAAATTCCAAAGGTATTAGCATTTAAGAGACCAACATGGGAAGTAAATCCTACCCGTAAGATAGATGACTTTAAGATTGCATTCTACACAGACTTAGCAGATGCTATGATGCGTTTTGCCTGTATGCCTACATATGCCTCTGACGCATTTTTTAAGGATAGAACTAAACTAGAGAAGGTCATGACACTTCGTAATCCGTTGGATCAGTTTAGAAGGTTTGATGAGTCTTTTAAGCCAGACCCAGATAAGGTTTATTATATCCATGCTGACCTTGCACAGAAGCACGATAAGTGTGCGGTAGCAATTGCACATGTTGACAAATGGGTAAACATTCAGGTAATTAAAGATTACGAACAGGTAGCGCCAATGGTTGTTGTAGATGCAGTGGCATGGTGGGAACCAAGAGCAGAAGGACCAGTGAACTTATCTGATGTAAAGAATTGGATTATTAATCTTCGTAGAGAAGGTTTTAATCTAGGTATGGTTTCATTTGACCGCTGGCAATCATTTGATATTCAAAATGAGTTGCAGGCTGTTGGAATCAGAACTGAAACTGTTTCTGTTGCTAAGAAACATTATGAAGATTTAGCAATGATGATCTATGAAGAGCGTGTAGCAATTCCCATGATTCCAATATTGCTAGAAGAAATGTCTGAGTTAAAGATTATGAAGGGTAATCGTGTAGATCACCCTAGAAAAAAGTCTAAAGACTTAGCAGATGCTTTGGCTGGTGCAGTATTTGGGGCTATATCACATACCCCAAAGACTACTAATACAGTCATTGAAGTACACACTTGGTCCTCTTCTTCCGCTCAACTTGCGGAGAAAAGAAGATCTATGGTAGAATTAGAACCTAAGCAAATGACGGATGACGTTCGTGATTTCTTAGACAAATTCAATCTAATATAAATTTTCTAGTCATAAGACTGGAATAAAACAAACGAGGAGAAAGATGAATTCATTCAAGAAACTCGCATTGGGCATCGCTGCAGCCTTGTCCTTCGCAACCCTTTCTGCCATGCCGTCACAGGCTGCCGTAAACGCAGACACAATCTCAATTGATACAGCAGCAGATGCTGTATTTACTGGAGAGTCTGCTACAGCAGTAGTAACTGTTTCGTTCTTGGCACAAACAACATCAGATACAGTCACTGTGACTTCTTCTGTTACTAGCCTTCCAGTTGGGTCTGCATCACTTGCAACTCTTTCTGTACAGGAAACATCTAGTGCAGCAGTTGTCCTAGGCTCTGGTTGCTTCAACAGCAAATACAGCAACATATGTAACTGCAAAGATTAAGGCTACAGTAGATGCTCCAAGCATCGCTGGTACTTATGTTTATAAGTTTACGCCTTCTCTAGGCACAGGTTCAACTGGTGGAGTTAACTCTGCAGCAGTTGTATGGACAGTAACTGTTACTGCTCCAGACACAAAGGCCTCTGCAGGAACATCAACTTCAATCCTTAACAAGGGTGAGACAATTTCTGCAACAGCAGACGTAGAGGTATTCGCTCCAAAGGCAACTGCTTCAGATGCAGTAGCAGTAATTGCTGTTACACAGAAGAACACAGCAGGTGCTTCAGCATCAGAATCTATGACAGCAATTGTCTCAGGTTCAGGTCTTATTGGAACTGGTTCAAACCATGCAACTATCACAGCACAAGGTCGTGCACTTACAGTTGCTAATGGTCAGTACATCGGTATCTTCGCTGACAACACATCAGGTGTTGGAACTGTAACAATTACATCTGCATCAGGCGTTGTCCTTGCAGTTGAGAAGGTTACATTCTATGGAGATATTGCTACAGTAGTTACAACAACAGCAAAGCCAGTTATCGCAACAGGTTCAAATGCTGACGTAGTTACAGCAGTTGCATACGATGCAGCAGGAGTAACAGTTGGAGCAGGAACTCTTTATGCAGTTTCTGATTCAGCATCAGTTGTAAGCAACTCATACACATCAGCAACAATTGTTGACGGTGTAGCAAAGTTTGCACTAACTGGTGTAGCAACTGGAACTGCTGGAATCAAGGTATCTACTGGATCAACAGCAACAACAACTGGAGCAGTAGTTTCAAACACTGCCCCTGTCCGTGTTGAAGGCTCAGTTGCATCAGTTAAGGTTGCTTTTGATAAGGCTACATATGCTGCTGGTGAATTGGCAACAATTACAGTAACACCTACAGATGCTAAGGGACTTGTCCTTTCAGGTAAGACATTTGCTAACCTATTCGCTACTGGTGGACTTGTTTCATCATATGCATTCGGTGCATCAAGTGATTCACTTACAGCAGTATCAGTAACAACAGATGCTAATGGCGTAAAGACATACAAGGTCTACATGCCACTTACAGATGTTGCTATCAAGGTAACTGCTACTGGTGGAACTTCACTTCCAACTGCTGGTCAGGTAGAAGTATCTGCAACAGCAAGCGTTGTAACTGGATCATCCACAACAAACGCAACTCTCGCTGCTCTTATCGCACAGGTAACAGCAATGCAGACAATGTTTGACGCTATTAAGGCTGAGGCTGCTGCTGCAAAGGCTGCTGCTGATGCTAAGGCAATTGCTGATCGTGCTGCTTTTGTAAAGCAATACAATGCTCTTGCAACAAAATGGAATAAGAAGAACCCAAAGTCAAAGGTTCCACTTCTAAAGAAGTAATCTAGTCCAACAATTAAGGGGGTTAACCAAGTGTTAGCCCTCTTTTTTGTACCTAAAAAATGATATAATAGGGTTATCAAACATCTTGGAAAGGGTGTGACCCAACATTAAATCTTTCCTACTAAAGAGTGGTTTGGTGGGACTATTAGTGGTTTTGTGGCTTATCCTAGCCCCCGTTGACCATGCTCGTGCAACAGAAGAAGTAACATCCCAAGTTTCTACATCAGATACTGCTACAGCAACTATTTCAGCAGGATCTACAGTAACAATTGAAAGCGCAACCGCCACCATTGAGACAGCCCAGACTGCTATAACTCAGGCTGAATCTGCCACGGCAGTCATAGAAACCCAAGCAACAGCCATTACAAGCCCTACAGAAACCATTACAGCCACTATCAC